ACTTCTGCGCCTAAAAAACCAACCAAGCAAGCACCAATCAATAATAATAAGAATGTCATATGTTCTCCTTTCCATTCTATTATATATTATCGACCAGATCAACCCCAAACCTTTAGAGATTCCAGAAAAATAACTAACTTTTTCCTTATTGAGATTCAGTCTCAACAAGGCCGGTCGGCGGGGGCTTTATAGTTTCAGTATCAGGCAGATCAGCCACCCAGATAATCCGACACACCCCAAGATGAACAGCGTACAACCGGCATACATGAATAAATCAAACTTACTTAAAATCATTCCTCAAGCCCCAAGTCTTCCCAATCAACTTCAACCAGCATACCATCACGCACGCCAAAATCCTTAGATGCTTCTGATGGATTAACCACCCTGCAGAGTAACGGACCGCTACCCGAACGTGGATGACTTTCAATCTTTACTGTCTGCCCTTCTTCCAGTAGCGCAAACTTTTTGTTTCCATGCTGGTCATAGAAACGCCTCTCTTTAATTATTCTTAAATCACTCATTCTCAATTTCCTTTCAGTGATTCACACCACTTGCTAAATACTTCACGGGCATCAGCTTTGTTTAGCCCGAACTCATGCTGTAATTCTCTCGGCGCTCCCATCATATTCATAGAGCCACCGTCTCGTAAATCTTCTAGGAATTCAAAATACTCTTGCATGTCTATTCTCCTGTTACCTGATACTTGTGTCCGTTGTCTAGTGTGATCGTTCCACCGAAGAACTCCCACAACAATTCTGTTTCCATTGCTTCAGCGTTTAATCTCTGTAGCTCCGGCAAATCTTTTTGCACTTGTTCCGGTGTGCAATCTGTTTGTAGAATTCTCATTTTATTACCTCATCAACTAACCCAAGTACAACCGGCAGGGAAACACCGGACACAATTAAAACTTCCCAAAACCAAATAGGTGCCATAATTAAAATTCCTCCTCTATCTCAATAGTTAATTCGTCATCATGTAGCGAACCGCATACACCAGTTTCAGACCATGATAAACTGAACAAGGCGTTACCCTCTGCGTCTCTCAGGGTTAGGCTTCGCACAGAATTCCATAGCGAGCCATCTTCATCGGCACACATTTTTAGCGTTTCGTTTTTCATTTCGAACGCCTGAACTCCGTCATTGTCGAACAACTCTAATCCGTCTCTGGCTCTTGCATTTGCAATTATCATTTTACTTCCTTTTGTTTAACTTCTGATTCTGCCCAACTGTTACCGTTTGCAATACTTGGTTTGTCAGTACCACCGATTAGCAAATACTGTTTGCCCTCTTCGGGCTTATCTTCTTTTTTAGGTTTGTAGATTTCATCATTCCAAGGGTCTTGGTTTAGTCTGTAGTAATTTCGTTTACCCATTCTATTCTCCTTTTGTACCGTATTTTGTAAAGTATGCTAGCTCAGCATCTAGCTTTTCCTGTGGGATTTCTGTGGCTGTGATAACTTCCCAATTGACAAGCCGATTGTATCGGAAGTATGTTTCGCCGTGTTCGTTGTGGAACAGGTCTTTAGCGTCAACGTTTCGAAAGGTTACTTCTTTACGAGTGACTGGAACGACGGCTAGAATGTTGAATTGTTTCATCTGTTTTTTCCTTTTGTTTAACTTCTTATATATATATTATCGTCTAAGGGTGTGACACGTTAGGTCACTGGTTGACGCTTTCTTTGAATTTTTTTCCACTTTTTCATCACATATTTATAGTCGCCCTGACATTCAGGATTGCCCATTGCCGAGCCGGTTGATCCTACCCAACTACAGATAGCGTACTTGCCTAGTCGGTTGCATCTCACTAGGTGACGCGTGCCGGTTGCGGTTTCTTTTGTTTGTCTGATTTCGTATGCGACGTATGCCATTTTATTTCCTTTTGTTTCGTTTTCGTTATGACCCTATTATACCATAAACAACGGTATTTGTCAAGGGCAGTATTAACCTTTTTTCAATTTAAAGGTCTTTTTTTTCTTCTGTGTTTGCTTCAATGTGCCGTGTGCTAGGCATCCTGTGAATATATCCGCAAAGCGTTTTTTGCCTGCGTTGTGTTTTGCTATCGCTATTTTTCTGTTGTTCATCATTTCCTTAACTCCTTATATATATATTATCGCACATGGTCGTGACACGTTAGGTCACTCATAAGACATTTTCTCAAAATAATATAATCTTTTTAGCTTATTGAGATTCAGTCTCATTAAGACGAGATCGCCCCCGTTTTTCGACCTTATTGAGATCGAGTCTCATTAAGAAAAGAGTTACCCTGCCGACTGGAAAAAGGAATAACCAGCCGACAGAGTAGCACAACCTATGTACCATTATCTTAGACCCAATAGTCAGGATCGTCATATTCCATAAACGCAAACGGCTCATCCTGCTCCGCTTCCCACTCAGCCTGAGCGATTTGAAGATCATGCTCGTCAAGCTCATCACCATAATCGTCGTGGTCGTTCTGGAACGCTTGCCACTGTGCGTCAGCGATTTCGGTCAGCTCCTGCTCCTCCTGACGGTGAGCTTGTTCCAGCTCATAAAGGTAAGCGGCGGTAGTTTCTTCAGAATATTGATTGTTAGTGAACTTGTTCATAGTGAAAATCCTTTCGAAGATTTAAGTTTTGCTATGTCTTGATTATACTATAAGTATCGGCAAATGTCAATAGGAAACTTGAGAAATTTAGAAAAAATCACAAGTATCACAATCGACAACGCCAGTCATGTCCATCAGTTCAGTGGTGAGTTCACCCCACTGCGACGGATGCCAATCCACATGGATGACAACCCTGTCACCATCGAAGCACTCCACAGGGAAAGCATCAAAGGCGGCGGCTTGTTCAACGGTTTCAAAGAAGATTTCGACGTTCATTTTATTTTTCCTAAAAAGTTCGTTGTTTGTTATGCCTCCATTATAATATATATCGGCACATTTGTCAATGATTCTTTAGCATAAAATTAGAAAAAAGCCAAAGTATTTGCTTATTGAGATCGAGTCTCAACAAGGCGGCGGGCCCGGCGCTTTTTAGCTTGTGCTAATAGCTATATCCAAAGAGCTACTTAGAGAAAAACAAAAAGCCCACCGGCTGAGCTATCAACCGGCAGGCCACAACGAAAGGAATCTGCTCTATTATTTAGAAGCGGAACAGAACGCCGTACTTCCCATATGTGCTTCACACCACGAATCAGTCCATTCAGTGAATCCGCAATCGGCACAAATCTTATCATAATCATATGCAGGATAAGTAAGCTCCTGCATCTTAAGAGGTTTCATTTCTATAATCTCCGCACCACCTTCAACCTTTGCCGACGTACTACACCCTAGCAAGAGAGCGCAACATAATCCAGCTAATAAAGCTAATGCACAAAACGCCGCCGACTTCACTTCTGTTTCGTTAACCATGTCAATAAACCTTTCTTCTTTGGTACTTGTTTCTTCTTCCGGTTTTCTAGTCGCTGGAATTCCCGCGCTATTTGTATCCCGTGTATCCTTCGCATTCGCATATTTACCTGCTCCAAAAAATTCATATTCGCTTATTGTCATTATGCCACCATTGACATATAAAGACCAAACGACGCGATGCCTACTGCACCAAACCAAAACAATAACTCATTAAACTTTTCTTTCATTATACGCACTCCATATTATATTCGTGTAATGCTTGCGGGTAATCTTCACAATTAAATACGGGTATACCATCAACGATTACCTCGTAAACTTCACAATGTCTATTGCGGACTAACTCAACCAATCGACCTGTATCATCAGCTTCTGATTTATATACTACAAAGTCCATAATCATTCGCTCCCATGCTGGTCGCAGAATCGTTGCTTAGCCTCACCGTAAGCCGCACGGCTTTCGGCAAAGGCTGGAACTGCCCAGTATTTGTACTGGTTATTCCAAACGATCTCAACATCTCCATTAGCTTCGATGAAGCTATTCTTATTGAAGTCGTTAGTAAACAGTGCGTGCGCATCACTGTTAGGCTTTTCCACTGAAGGAGATTGTGGGTAAGCGGCTGGTTGTAGTTCTGAAACTCTCATTGTGTTATTCCCTTTCGTTGGAATATTGTTGTTTGTCATACTCTTATTATATTATATATATCGGCTATTGTCAAGAGTAATCTTTAGCTATTTATGAAATTAATCAAAAGTTTTCTTTTAGCCCATAGTTGACCTAGTTTGCGGTCAACGTTGTCACCTTGACATAGTTCACTAAACTTCTTTTCGATCCGACGATCAGTTAAGAATAGTTCTAGGTTAGCTTGGCTCTTGCTTGTAATTTTAGTAACGTTCATTTCGTTTTCCTTTGTTGTTTCGTTGTTTGTTATGTTCTTATTATATACTAAGTATCGTCATTTGTCAAGAGCAATCTTAACTTTATTTGTATTTATTTAGTAAATAGTTTTTGTCGTTGCTTCTTGCTACTTGACTAATACAGTTCATTGTATCTCCACGATTCAATTTCTTATATGATGAAGCAATAGCGTAACGCTTACCATGTGTGCATTCTACTAGGTATCGGTGGCTAACGTGGTCGTATCGCAATTCTTTTTTTACTGTAAACATTTTATTTTCCTTCACTTAACTTCTCTATTACTTATATCGACATTATAGCATAATAACTTTAATTTGTCAATACTAATATATACATATTACAGAAATAATTTAATCTTTTTCTTATTGAGAATGAATCTCATTAAGGCCGTTCGGCGCGGGCGCTTTAACCTTATTGAGACTAGTCTCATTAAGATTTCTTTAGTTATTTATGTAAGCAACTAGAATACTTTTCTTAGCCCAGAGCTTTTCTAGTTCACGCTCAACGATATCGGTATTGTGTTTACCTAATTCGTTAACGTGTTGTTCAATCTTCTTTTCGATCCGACGATCAGTCTTGAACAGTTCTAGTTTAGCTTGGCTCTTGCTTGTTACTTTAGTAATCTTCATGTTGTGTTCCTTTCAAGAACGTTGTTTGTTATGTCTCTATTATAACTTATCGGCTATAAATGTCAATAGCCTTTAATCATTTTTAGGAAATAATTCTAAATAATTCTGTAGCATAAAAGTAAATTGCATATGTAATAATTACTACTAATGAAGTCTTGCCGATTGTGTCTATTACTTTATCTATCATTCTCGTTTCCTTTTTTTGTTTATTAACTTAACTACTTAACTATAACATATATCGGCAGGAAGTCAAGCATATATTAATAAGAAAATAAAAAAATCTATAACTATTCTATAGCAATATATCTACTAGCAAATATCGTGCCAAAGGGGGTAATTTTATAGAATGGAACGGTATATAATATTTTTTATAAAAAAAGCGCAGGTGGTGCATACATTTCTAGGACAACTAATTAATAAAAGTGGTCGTTTCCCTAAAAAATCTTGGGCATCTGTTTAATAAAAGTTGCCGTTTGACTAGAGTGCAGTTAGAGACTGCTGAAGTTTACGAATTTTGCTTTTCTGCTTTTCAACTTGATAATCGTCAGCAAATTTAGATTTTTGCATTAGACTTAGTGACCTTTGAGCGCTTTTAAGCTGCTCCTCAATCTTTTTCTTTTGGTGATTGTGTAATTCCACAGATTCCCCGACCTCTTTTCTTTTTTATCCCTAACTTTTGCCGTACTTTACGAACAGCGTCAAGAGTGACCGTCCTATCAGCCAACTCACTTATTTTTTCTGCCAAATCCTTGTCTTTCATAGTGGCAGCATTGTCTATGATATACTGACGCTCTTTGTCAGTCCATTTTATATTCATTTTATAGTCTTTATTGTTCCTAAAAGTGGTCTTTCGTGTATATAATATTATATGACATAAAACCGGAAAGGGGTTGAAAAAAACATGAATGATCCAAAATTTGTAGAAAGTGAAATCAAGGTCACTGCTTCTGATGAACTACAGGAGCAAGTAGATAAGGAATTAGATGAAGAAAAGCCCGAGATTGCTATTTCATCTGTACTGGAGAACCAGAAGAAGAAATGCTGTGGAGGAGGTAAGTGCAGTAACAGTGAAAATACCGGATAACCATAATGAACAGGAAGTCATTGATATAATTGATGGTATTGCAAATCGCCTATGTTATAAGTTTAAGTTTGGATATCACTCTCCAGAAGATATGAAGCAGCAAGCCAGACTGTTTGCATGGGAAGGCCTAGATAAATATGATGGCAAGAGACCACTAGAGAACTTCTTGTGGACCCATGTTAGGAATCGCCTCTATAACTTTAAAAGAAATAACTACTCTAGATTAGAGAAGCCTTGCGATACATGCGAATTTTTTATTAATAAGAAATGTACAGCCTTTGTAGACCAAGAGGAATGTAATCTATATAAGGGTTGGTTAGATAGGAACAATGCCAAGAAAAGTCTTATGCACAGTGTATCAGTAGAATTTGATCAAAAAGAGAAGGAGAGCCCCTCTTTCAGTACTTTATTTGCAAAGGAAGTAGTTGAGCTATTAGACGAACATCTTCATGTAAGGTTTCGCGAAGATTGGATAAGACTTCTAAATGGTTTAAAGATTTCTAAGAATCGTAAGGATTCCATCTTGCAGGAGATAGGCAATATACTAAAGGAGAATAACATTGACCAAGAAACGTGGTAAACTCTCTACCGGCGAAATGGACTATATTCGTCAGAATTGCTTTGATGTTAGTATCGAAGAGATAGCGGAAAATCTAAACAGGACGACGGGACCTGTACAGAAGTTCATTGATAAGGAAAATCTCAAGGCGCGGGATTTAACAGACCATGAATACATGTTGACCCATCTGCGCGATAGGTATTACTACAAGGAACTTGGCAAGCAGTTCTCTGATGGTGAGGTTATCTTCTTTGAGCACCAGTGGATTGATTATTTCAAACAGTTTTCAGAGGATGTTACACATACTGAGGAAATGCAGATCCTTGAGGTTATCAGGACGGAGATCTTAATTAACAGGGGAATGGAAGACAGACAGGACGTTGTTTCAAATATTGAAAGACTTAATAAGCTTATTGATGATGAAATGGACAAACCTACTGACATGCAGGACTCTCAGGCGATTGCCAGTTTCCAGACGCAACTTGGTGCATTAATGGCAAGCAAGTCTGCTTATATTAACGAACATGAGAAACTCTTGACAAAAAAGGAGCGGCTCTTGAAAGATCTTAAGGGAACAAGAGAGCAGAGGAAAAGAAGATCAGAAGATGCAAAGACAAACTTCTCATCTTGGTTAAGACAACTTGATGGTGAGGAGTTTCGGAAGCGTGAAGAGGAGAGCATGGAAGTCAATCGGCTTGCAGCAGATAAAGCGCTAGAGAGATTATCGGAATATCATACATTTGAGGATGGCACAGTTGACCAACCTTTTATTAATGCGGACACAATAGATGCTGAGGAGAACACTGAATGACAATTTTCAAATTCGATTACGATGGAAGAGATGAAACAGAAGAGGATGTTAACGCAAGGAAAAGACATCTAGAACTTTCTAAGCGACAGGCTAATGAAAAGAAAAAGAAGAAGGCTCTTGTTACTGGAATAACAGGTCAGGATGGCTCTTATCTAGCAGACCTTTTACTGCGAAAGGGATATACTGTAGTTGGATTGAAAAGAAGAACTAGCACTGACAATACAGAAAGAATATCCCACCTTAGCAATAATCCTAATTTTACAATAGAAGAGTTTGATATTGCCGACTCAGGATCAGTCTATTCCGCAGTTGAAAGAAATCAACCTAATGAGATTTATAACCTTGCTGCACAATCACACGTCAAGACCTCGTTTGACCAACCTTGTTACACCACCCAAGTAAATACGATAGGTGTAGTCAATTTTCTAGAGGCTGTTAGGCGTTTTAAGCCTGATGCCAAGTTCTATCAAGCAAGCACGAGCGAGATGTTTGGTAAGAATTATGATGTCGATTACTCTAGAATCCCTATGGAATCCAAGAAAACAAATTTACAAGAAAAGTTTCAAGATGAAGACACGGCATTTGAGCCTCAAAGTCCATACGCAGCAGCTAAGCTAGCATCCCACCATATGGTGCGGATCTATAGAGAAGGATACGGACTACATGCTTCATGCGGGATTCTTTTTAATCACGAAAGTGAAAGGCGTGGAGAAAAATTTGTAACAAGAAAAATTACAAAATGGGTGGCAGGTTTTAAAAATTGGGCCGAAGCCCAAGGCTTAGAGACGAGCTCCGAAAGTTTCTCTTTCGATACGGATCACATATATAGTGACACATCTTCTTATCCCAAACTACGGCTTGGGAATATAGAGGCGTTTCGGGATTGGGGTCATGCTGAGGATTATGTAAATGCCATGTGGCTTATGCTACAACAGGCAGATCCAGATGACTATGTTATTGCGACAGGAGAAACATATAGCGTCTACAACTTCCTTGTCTATGCTTTTGAATATCTTGACATTGAAGAAAAAGAAGAGATATCTAAGTTCTTTCTTATTGACAAAGAGTTCTATAGGCCGTCAGAGGTTGAGTTTCTAAAAGGAGACCCAACAAAAGCGGAACAAGTACTTGGTTGGGAAAGAAAAATTTCATTTAGAGATCTAGTACACAGAATGTTAGAGAGCGATATAAATGCCGAAGAAGAGAAGACAGAGTCGTCGTTATACACGGCAGGGAGCTAGAAACTATAACGATCCTGCATACGCTAATTTTCGTAAGCAGGTGAGAAGTAGAGATGGCAATAAGTGTATGTATCCCGGATGTGATTCTAAAAAGAGTTTACATGTGCATCATATTAAAAAGTGGGCTAGTCATCCTTCTATGAGATATGATGTAAGCAATGGTATAACTCTTTGCAAAAAATGTCACGAAACTACAAAAGGTAATGAAGAAGTATATGAATCATTTTTTTATAAACTCTTAGAGCAGCAAGCTATACAAAGATTAAAAAAGAAGAAAGAAGATGACGAAAGAGAATAGGTTTCAGATAATTAAGGATACCAGAGAGAAGAAGGGTCACGGCTGGTGGTATGATGAAAATGCATATTGCTCTGGAACTACTGTAGCCAAAGTAGATATAGGTGATTATGCAATAGAAGGGATGGAACATGTTTTGTGTATTGAAAGAAAGGAAAGCGTCTCTGAGTTTGCAGGTAACTGTAGTGAAAAGAGATTCCATGCAGAGCTGAAAAAAATGGCCACATTCCCGTTCGCATTTTTGATATTCGAATTTAGTTGGTCAGATATTGAGAGATATCCAGTAGGGTCGTCTGTCCCTCAAAGCAAGTGGAATCAGATAAGAATAAAGGGTAAGTACATGAATAGAGTAATATCGACTGCAAGGCTTGAGCATGGTATACATGTTATAGCGTGTGGAGATAAAGTTAGAGCAGAAGAAACAGCATTTTATATAATGAGAAAAGTCTATGAGCTTTACAATTGATGTTAATGCATATGAGAACGCTTGGCTCGGTCTCACACAAGAAGATCTAAAAGAAGCAGGATCTCCATTATCAGGACTAACAGATGAAGAAAAGAATAACTTTCATCTACACATAATAAAAAAGATGAGAGACCCAGAATATTTTCATTGGACAGTTAAAACCCTAATGGGCATAGACCTGCTTCCAGTTCAGACATGTGTACTAAGAGAGCTATGGAGAAGACCTTTTCCTATGTATATAGCATCTCGTGGTTTTGGTAAATCTTTTCTATTGGCAGTCTATTGCATATTAAAATGCACTCTTATACCCGGAACTAAGATAGTCATTGTAGGAGCTGCTTTCCGCCAGTCGAAAGTTATTTTTGAATATATGGATACAATATGGCGCAATGCCCCAATCCTACAAAGTATATGTTCTGATGCTAGTGGGCCAAGAAGAGACGTTGACCGATGTACTATGAAAGTCAATGATAGCTGGGCAATGGCTGTGCCTCTTGGTGATGGTAACAAGATTAGAGGTCTACGCGCACATACAATTATTGCTGATGAATTCAATTCTATCCCTACTCATATTTATGAAACCGTTGTAGCAGGTTTTGCTGCGGTGTCTAGCAATCCTACACAGAATGTCAAGGAAGCCGCCAGAAGAAAGAAGATGCAGGATGAAGGCGTTTGGTCTGACTCATCAGAAGAAAGCTATAAAGATAGAAAAACAAATCAGTCGATTATAGCCGGAACCGCAGGCTATGATTTTGAACCATACGCAGAGTACTGGAAGAAATATAAATCTACCATACTTAATCGTGGTGATTTTAAAAAGGTAGCTGCTGAAAATGAAGAAGATGAAGAGGATATACCAGACTACATGAAAAGGCTTGATTGGACATCTTTTTCAATTATAAGAATGCCATATGAGCTCATACCGGAAGGCTTTATGGATGATCAACAAGTTGCTAGGTCAAGAGCTACAATGCACAATGGTATTTACCAAATGGAGTATGGAGCATGTTTTACTGCAGATAGCCAAGGCTTCTTTAGACGTAGCCTAATACATTCTTGTGTAGCAAATGATAGTAATGTGGAAAAAGATACGTGGCCTAAGTGGTGCAGTCAGCCTTTTGACGCTATAACTAAAGGAACCCCTGATAAAAAATACATAATTGGCGTTGACCCTGCTTCAGAGCAAGATAACTTTGCCATCGTTGTTTTAGAGCTTCATCCTGAGCATCAAAGAGTTGTATATAGCTGGACTACAAATAAGAAGGATTTTGCAGGCAGAAAAAAGGTAGGGCTAACAGACTCTCATGATTATTATTCTTTTTGTGCTAGAAAGATTAGAAACTTAATGAAGCTATTCCCTTGCGTAAGACTTGGTATAGATTCACAAGGAGGAGGTTTCACAATAGCCGAGGGGCTTAGAGATTTAGACAAGCTTAAAGAAGGAGAGAGGCCAATATATCCAATCATAGAGGAAGGCAAGAAAAAAGATACTGATGATTTTGCAGGAGATCATTGCTTAGAGTTGATTAATTTTGCTAGTTCTACTTGGACATCAAACGCTAATCATGGGATGAGAAAAGATCTAGAAGATAAGGTATTATTGTTTCCTAGGTTTGATACATTAACACTCAGTCTAACATCAGAAAAAGATAAGATATTATTTAAGGAAATGAGAGATAAAATAGGAAATTCTGATGCTTTAAAGCTCTATGATACATTAGAGGATGCTGCTATGGAGATAGAGGAATTAAAAGATGAACTATCTACTATTGTTATGAGCATAACAACTGCTGGTAGAGAAAGATGGAATACTCCAGAAGTAAAGCTAGGTTCTGGGAAAAAAGGAAGAATGAGGAAAGACCGCTACAGTGCTTTAGTAATAGCAAACATGATAGCTAGGACTATACAGAGAGAGCTTCCTCCTCAAAGCTATCAACACATAGGGATGGTAGTTGGTCAGCAAGGCCAGAATGCCGGAGGACAAATGTATAAAGGTCCAGAATGGAGCCAAGGCATATCTTCAGAAGCATTTTTTGTAGTTAAGAAGAATAATTAATATTGGTGTAATAGGTAATAGGTATTATTAGGAGCATCAATAGCTATTGAGGTAAATCATGGTAGATAAGAAATATCCACGCAGCAAACAAAAAGACTTAGAGTATTCCTTGGGAAATGGTGCTGCCTATGCCTCTTGGGAAGATGAAGAAGGCAAAGAAGAAGCCCTTTCTAATTATAGCAATTCAATTTCAGAGTTCGCTGCTGCTAGCAGAACTTCTTATTCTGATATAACAACATATCAAAGTGGTCGTCCCGGATTACAAAAAGGCGACTACGACTACTTCAGGTCTTCTGAGAAGGTTCCTACCAAGCCAAAAGATATAATTGCATTTGCTAGGAAATCTTATAGGCAGATAGGGTTAATCAGAAACTCTATTGACCTAATGGCAGACTTTGCTTGTCAAGGCATAAGAATGGTTCATCCTAATCCAAGAATAGAGAGATTTTATAATGATTGGTTTTCTAGGGTAAAAGGCTCTTTTGTTTCCGAAAGATTCTGCAACCTGCTTTTTAGAGAAGCCAATGTAGTCTTAAGGATGAAGACAGCCAAGGTGAATAAGAGCAAAAGATTAGAGATGCAGAAGACCATTGCTCAGGTTGACATGAAGGCTGATATAAAACAGAATCTATTTAGCAAGGGAGAACTACCTTGGCAATATATATTTTTAGATCCCCTGAATCTAGAAGTTGTAGGAGGTCCTCTTGCGTCTATGTCTGGTCAGTATAGCTATAGAATGGACATCCCTAAAAGCCTAAAGAGGGATTTGCTAAAAGTAAAAAATAGCGGAAGCCCACAAGAAAGAAAGATGCTTGACAGTATACCTGAAGAACTTTTGGATACTAAGAGTGGAGCAAAGGGAGTTATTCTTCCTGCTGAAAAAACATTCACGTATTTCTACAAGAAAGATGACTGGCAAATTTGGGCAGACCCAATGACATATGCTTGTTTCGATGATCTTATTCTTTATGAAAAACTTAAGCTAGCAGATAAGGCGGCATTAGATGGAGCTGTCAATAAGATAAGAGTATGGAAACTTGGAAGCCTAGACCATAAGTTAGCCCCAACCCCTACTGCAGCTAGTGCACTAGGAAGCATACTAGGTGCGAATACTGGAGGAGGCACTATGGATATTGTTTGGGGTCCTGATCTTGAACTGTTAGAAACCGGAACTGATGTTCAGAGATTTCTAGGAGAAGAGAAGTACAGGCCTACACTTATGTCAATATACTCATGCCTAGGTATACCTCCAACCCTAACGGGAACTTTTGGTGCCAGCGGAACAACTAACAACTTTATTTCTCTCAAAACACTAACAGAGAGATTGAATTATGTTAGATCAATTTTATTGGAGTTTTGGAATGTTCAAGCAAAAGCTGTTCAAAAGTCCATGGGTTTTAGACAAGCAGCTCAGGTAGAGTTTGATTTTATGCAGCTTGATGATCCAGCATCCATGATGCAGCTCATGATCAATTTAGCTGATAGGAATATTATTAGTGATGAGTTTGTTCAGCGACAGATAAAAGCTAAGCCTAATATTGAAGAGAAGAGAATAAACAGTGAGGCTAAGAAAAGGAATCGTGGATCAATGCAAGAAAAAGTAAGTCCATACCATGCTGTTGATAAGGATTTCTCTAAACAGAAGATAGCTCTTCAAACAGGCGTTGCATCTCCTTCTCAAGTAGGCTTGAAGCTAGATCCAAAATCTCCAGATGAAAAAAGCGGGATGGAGATGAGAGGTAGACCTAAAGAAGAAACTGTTAAAGTCGAAGATGTGGATTCTCCGGGAGAAGTTGGGAGACCAAAAAATTCAACTGATACTGCTCCTAGAGAGAGAAGGACTTTCAAACCAGCTCTTAAGGCATCTACTGAAATATGGGCTCAAAAAGCACAGAAAAAAATATCAAAGCTCATAAATCCCGGACTACTAAGTACGTTCGGCAAAAAGAACATGAGGAGTCTAAGCTCAGAAGAAACCCTAAAATCAGAAAAGATAAAGTTTGAGATATTGTGCTCGTTAGAACCAAATTCTGATCTAACTCAAGAGAGCATCGGTCACGCTATCAATTCTAGCTCTGCGTCTAATAAAATCCATACTGAATGTGATCAATGGATTAATCAAGCATCTGAAGTTAATAATGGACGCCTGAGTATCGAAGAGATCAGAAGCATACGTGCTTCTTACTATACTTATTTACAAGTTAAAAATGGTAACTTGGTGTAAAAATAAATAGAGGTAAAACAAATGAATGATATTATTATTTACAATGCAGAAAAAGAAGCCGGGCTCCAAGAAAAAATTAGAGCGAATGCCTCTATAGCTTATGCTTCACCGTTGTTCCCTTCGGACGAATCAAAACCATTTGTACATGATCTGTGCAAAGCAAACGTAGCTGAGTTTTTGTCTAAAGCTGGCAGGGAAGACAACGACGTATACCACACCTATTCAGTTCTAGTAACTTCTTCTTGGAACAAAAATGATGATGTTTTTGGCAATGAGGAGATTTGGTCTGCGAGAAAAACCCCAGAACATAAACCGGCTAACCTAGAGCATGATGAGAAGAAAATAATCGGCAGCATTATATCTAGCTGGCCTGTAGACAATGAATTCAAGCTAGTTGGTGAAGATACAAGTGGAGATGATTTACCTGATCCACTTCATATATTAGTATCATCTGTTATTTATAGACAGTGGCAAGACGCTGAATATAAGGCTAGAGCAGAAGATCTAATAAGAAAAATCGAGCAAGGTAACATGTTCGTGTCAATGGAATGCATATTCCGTGGCTTTGATTATGCGGTTCAATCACCAGACGGTGATAATCATATTGTCGCAAGAAACGAAGAAACTTCATTCTTGACGAGACATTTAAGATCTTATGGAGGAACCGGTCAATATCAAGACCACAAAGTAGGCAGGATGTTGAGAAATATTACGTTTTCAGGAAAAGGTTTTGTTGAAAAGCCAGCGAATCCAGATAGTGTGATCTTTGATAGAGATCAAATATTTGATTTTGCAGGTGCTTCAGTATCAAAAAACCTGTTTTCTAAAAATAATGGTGTATCAGTTAGAATAGAACAAGACATTATTTCTAACGCAGGTTCCGAAGAGGAGATTCTTATGTCAAGCGATTTCTTAAACGAACAGGTTAAGGAACTTAAAGAGGCTCTTGCTACTTCACAAGCTGAAGTTAAAGAGTTGTCCGAAAAGGTTTCCAAAGCTAACGTTGAGAAGCTTGAAGCTGAGACTGCTGAGTTAAATCAGACAGTCGAATCTTTAGGCGAAACCGTAGTGCAGGCTGAAACTAAAGCTAAAGAAGACGCAGAAAAAATTGAGGCTCTAGAAGCTACAATTACTGAGTTGACTGAAGCTAAAGAAGCAGCTGAAACTGCAATCGCAAAAATGAAAGAGGAGGAGAAGCGCAACGCGAGAGCCGCATCCTTAATCGAAGCAGGTATTGCTGAAGATCAGGTTGAAGCTAAGCTAGACACTTTTGCTTCCCTTTCAGATGAACAATTTGAAGAAGTTGTTCAGACAATTGCGAGTATTAAACCAGAAGATGTTGAAGTTGAAGAAACAGAAGCATCTGAAGGAGAAGAAGATTCCGCAGAAGCAGACGAAGCAGTAGAAGATACTGAACAATCTGAAGAAGCAGAGGCAGAAGCTGAAGTATTAGCAGAGGAAGTCCTAGAGACTGCTTCCGAAGAAGAAGAGGCTGACTTATCAGTAGCTTCTGAAGAAGAAGTAGACGAACTGGACACTACCCGAGCTGGTCTTCGCGACTGGGTAGATTCCTACATTTTTAACAAAGAATAATTTGAGGAGATATCTAAATGGCACTTAAACCTGATAGAGTCGAGCACTTAACAGACCTCAGCTTTTTCATGAACCAAGTTGCAGAACGTGGAACGATGACAATCATCTCTACTTCGGCTTCTGGAGCAGCAATGGACGATAGCAATGCTAAAGTCGTACTCGCTACTGGTTCTGGCAAACCTGCTGGGTTACTGTTGAATGACGTTGTAGAACTCGATCTAACACGTCAACATATCAATTTTGCTAAAGATGAAGTTCAAAAGGGCGGTAAAGTTCTTTTGCTTCGCAGAGGTACGGTTGTAACAAACAAGATCGAAACTGGTAAGTCTCCAAGCGCTGGAGATATTGCTTATTATAAGTCTGATGGCGAGCTGACAACCGATGTTGACAGTCAACCTGTTGGTCAATTCCTTTCTTCGAAGGACGCCGACGGATACGCTAAAGTAGAAATTAACATTATACCAAACGTGTAAGGAGAACTTAAATGACTAGACAGTTATTTGACCCAACTCCAGAGATGAATCAGGTGCTTCGCCAAGCTGGTTCATTGGTCAAAGATGAATCTTTGGGAGCAACAGCAGAACTTGCTAAGGCTCTTGAAATTCCTCTTCGAAAAGGAGTAATGAGCGGCGACATCCTTGATGGTATCTACGAAGCGGTTCGTCTTGCTCCCGGTGCTAGCGCAGAATTTCCTTTGGATTTTCTTGCTCCCGGAACAGAAAGCAACTTTGTAGCTTATACTATCCCTAATCATGGTAGAATTCCTGAACGACACGTTGAGGGTGACTACGTAATGGTTCCAACATATGACGTTGGCGCATCTATCGACTTTTTGTTGAAATATGCCCGTGACGCTCGTTGGGACGTTGTTGGACGTGCAATGGACGTTCTTCAAGGTCAGTTTGTTAAGAAGATGAATGATGACGGCTGGCACACTATTTTGAGTGCTGGTGTTGACAGAAACATCTTAGTATACGATGCTGATGCATCTGGTGGTTACTTCAGTAAGAGACTTGTTTCTCTTATGAAACTCATCATGAGACGTAATGGTGGCGGTAACAGTTCTTCTGTTAATCGTGGCCAAATGACCGATCTCTTCCTTAGTCCTGAAGGTCTTGAAGACATTCGTAACTGGGGCGTTGATGAAGTCGATGACATCACCCGTCGTGAGCTGATTACTAGAGAAGGCGGTCTTCTGACACGCATTTTCCAAGTAAATCTTCATGACATTGATGAGCTTGGAGAAGGCCAAGAATATCAATCTTACTACACTACTGACCTTAGCGGCACACTGCCAGCAGGTAAGAAAGAGATTGTAGTAGGTCTTGATCTTGGAAGCAATGACAGCTTTGTCATGCCGGTACGCCAAGAAGTTCAGATCTTTGAAGATGACACTCTTCATAGACAGAAACGAGCTGGTATGTACGGTTGGGCTGAACACGGCTTCGCTGTCCTTGACAACAGACGAGTACTTCTTGGAGCATTCTAAGAGTATTCGACTTAGTTTATGACGAGTCGCCTTTAGTGACCTAAGCGTTGCTGGGGGCGACTTTTTTATTGCACAAAGGAGATCCTGTGGCTATCAAAATACAAGATAGAGTAAAGCAAGGAACCAACACTACTGGTTCTGGCACAATCACATTTCATGTCTCATATGCTTCCAGCGGTTTTGATGACTTCTCTGTTTTAGGAAATGGAAGTAAAACCTACTATGCAATAGAAGAAGCCCCTTCTGGTTGGGAAGTAGGCATAGGAACCTATAACTCGAACACCCTTTCAAGAGATACTATATTTGATAGTAGTGAAGGAGGAGCAAAAATAAATCTAGGCGGTAGTGGCTTAGTATTTGTTACATTACCAGCTAGCAAAACAGTTATAGCTGATGAAAACAACAATGTGTTTGCTACAGGGCTCGATGTAGGAGCTACCGGAATAGTATTCAACGATGGAACGACACAAACAACAGCCTTTACAGGCATAGCTGGCTTCGCAACAGAAGCATATGTTACAGGCGTTTCGGGTCATTTACAGACTCAAATATCTAGCAATAACTCAGACATAGCGGCCAATCTCGCTAAGATCACGGGAGTTTCTGGGACTGCTGTTATCAATACGTCGAGTATCTCAACCAATACAACGAACATTGCAGCCAATACGATAAGACTTGCGGACGTGTCAGGTTCTGTCGATATCAACACTGCTAAGATCGGAACTGTCTCAGGGACTGCCGACACCAATACAACGAACATTGCAACCAATACCGCTAAGATCGGAACTGTCTCAGGGACTGTCGATACTAACACCACGAATATCGCATCCAATACCGCTAAGATCGGAACTGTCTCAGGGACTGTCGATACTAACACCACGAATATCGCATCCAATGTAACGCAGATCGTAGCTAATAGCGGAAGGCTTGCGACCGTCTCAGGTTCTGTCGATATCAACACCGCTATGATCACAGGAGTCTCGGGAGTAGCTGTATCTAAGGACAACTACCAGTACTGGACAGTGTCAGATGGAGCCACGGATGAAAATGTAACAACCACTGAAAAAATTACATTTACTGGTGCTGGAAACACCTCAGTTTCATATTCCAGTAATGTTGTAACAATTAGCGGTTCTTCCGCAGGTGGAGGCGGAGATGGGTATGACTTTAATGTCTCTGATGGAGGGTCTGCTGATACAATAGCTAGCGGACAGACCGTAATATGGACTGGACTTGGAAATAACACAGTAAGTTATAATTCAAGCTCTAATACTTTCTCGATAAGTGGAGCAGATCAAGACCTTTCTTCATATGCAACTCAGTCCTATGTAACTGGCGCATCAGGCCATTTGCAAACACAGATAACAACTAATGTTAATAATATATCTTCAAATGATACAGATATATCAAACTTATCAGGTTTGGTATCAACAAACACTTCAAACATTGCTACTGTTTCCGGAATTGCAGCAGGTAAAGACAACTATCAATATTGGACAATTACAGATGGTCCAAACTCAGAAAATATACAATCTACAAACATAGTTAAATTTAGTGGTGAAGGCAATACTACTGTAAATTATGATGCTGGAAGCAATACTGTTAGCATCAGTGGGGCTGCTGCTGGTGGAGGAGGTGGATATGATTTCACAGTATCAGATGGTTCTAATTCAGAGGTTATCTCTAGTGGAGATAGTGTTACTTGGACCGGACTTGGAAACAATACTGTAACTTACAATTCAGCTTCAAACACTTTTTCTATAAGTGGTACAGACCAAGATCTTTCGAGTTACGCTACTCAATCTTACGTAACTGGCGCATCGGGTCATTTGCAAAGTCAAATTACTTCTAATGATAATGACATTTCTATAAATCTTGCTAAGATTACTGGGGTTTCTGGCACCGCTGCTACTAATACAACGAATATATCAACTAATATAACGAACATTTCAACTAACACGACAAGACTTGCAGATGTATCAGGGTCTGTAGACATCAACACAGCTAAGATAGGAACGGTATCTGGCACTGCAGCTGACAACGCTACTAATATAGCAAACACTTCTGGAGATTTATATGGACACTGGATAATCTCTGCCGGAGCCGTGCAAGAAAACGTTGCAAAAACGGAAAAGGTTAAGTTTACCGGAACTGGGGCAACTACTGTTTCTTATGATACGGGCACAAACACTCTAACCGTTAATACTCCTAGCTCAGAGGCCGGATACGAGTACTGGACAGCAACAGACGGGAGTGCGAATACTTCTAGTGTTGCAAATGGTCAGGCTGTCAGGATAACAGGAGCAGGCAATGTAACTGTTGATTTTGCCAGTGGGTCTCCAAACATATTCACAGTCAGTGGCGCAGACCAAGACCTGTCAAGCTATGCAACTCAGGCTTACGTAACGGGTGCGTCTGGACATTTACAGACTCAGATATCTAGTAATGACTCAGACATAGCGGCCAACCTCGCTAAGATAACTGGCGTTTCTGGAACCGCTGCGACCAACACGTCGAGCATCTCAACGAATACAACGAACATCGCAACCAACGTAACGAACATCGCAGCGAATACAGCAAGACTT